AGTGAGGTGCCGTTCTAATGCAGACCACAATCTTTGGGCCACCAGGCACAGGCAAAACAACCAAGCTTATATCTATCGTCAAGCAGGAACTTGAAGATGGTACAAGGCCGGAGGATATAGCGTTCGTGTCCTTCAGCCGTAAGGCAGCGGACGAAGCGCGGACTCGTGCTTCCGCTGCGCTGAGTATGAACCCTGATCAAATGGTTTGGTTTCGTACTCTGCATTCGATGGCTTTTCAGTACATGGGTATCACTACCCGACAGGTACTGAAAGGAACTGACTTCACGCAACTTGGTCAGATACTGGGGGTAGAGTTTTCATCCAACGCCTCTATCCGTATGGAAGATGGGCAACTCTTCTCACCGGGCAAGGGTGGAGATGCTTATCTATCCATGATCCAGTTGGCTAGGGTGCGTGGAGTCAGCCTCGAACAGCAGTTCAGTGACACCAACAACAGGCATTTACACTACCAGCAATTAAAAGTGGTGGACGAAGTGCTGCGTGATTATAAGCGTGACACAGGTAAGTTGGACTTTGTGGACATGATTGACCGCTTCATAGAACAGGGCGAAGGTCCGAGGTTGGAGGTCCTGATAGTCGATGAGGCGCAAGACTTGGCCCCGTTACAGTGGCGCATGGTTCATGAGGTGTTGAAGCCACGGGCAAAACGTATCTATTTCGCAGGCGATGATGACCAATGCATCTACTCTTGGATGGGTGTAAACGTGCGTGACTTCTTGAATGCATCAGACAATAAGATGGTGTTAGATAAATCATATCGTCTTCCACGAAACATATATAACGTAGCGGATTCTCTGGTAAATAGAGTGGTTGTACGACAGCCAAAAGTGTGGTCACCTGTAAGTGAGGCTGGGCAAGTTGTCTGGCATCACGACATCATGGACCTCAACTTTAACAGCGGCGAGTGGCTGATCCTTGCTCGAACAAATTACATCGCTAATAAGATTGCTACAGACCTCAAGGAACAGGGATATCTGTTCTGGCGTGAAGGTTCTGGTTGGTCCATCTCACCCAATGTACTAACTGGAATAGAGGTATGGCTTAAATTATGCAAAGGTTTGACCGTCACAGCGACAGAACTAAAGACATTATCTACATTATTAAAATCGGATATCGTGACCAAATCTGGAAGGAAGAACTTAGCCACCCTCGACAACGAAATGCCCTACGCTCTCGACGACGTAAAAGGGAACTTCACTACGAACGACTTGAAAGAGAAGCCTTGGCACGAAGTATTGAAAGTGGCGGAGCGGGAGAGAATATACATTACTTCTGTTCGACGGATGGGGGAAAAGATCCTGACGGACAAGCCGAGGATCAAGATATCAACGATACACAAAGCAAAGGGTGGCGAGGCGGATAACGTCGCCCTTCTTTTAGATTCATCCAGAGCCTGCGCTGAAAGCGAAGATCAGGACGGCGAAGTTCGCACGTTCTATGTTGGTCTGACTCGTGCTAAGAAAGCACTACACATTATTGAATCACAATCACAATATGGATTTGCATTATGAAAGACAGAAAGTATTTCTTGGACACAGCCGAGACACTAATAAACGGTCCGAGGGCCAAGGAATATGGTCCAGCTAAGATGAACCACGAGCGGATAGCAAAGATATGGGGTATCATACTAAAACGTGATATCAGTCCTGAAGAAGTAGTGGCTTGTATGGTGGGCCTGAAGCTAGCACGTCTAGCAGAAGACATTAGCAAGGACGATTCATGGGTAGACATCATAGGTTACGCTGCCTTGGGCGGGGAGATTATAAACGATGAGAGTTGATTTGTTTGACCCAGAAAGTGAAAGCTGGTTACCGCCGTCTAACTTTCCAGACCTGACGGGCTGTGACAGGATAGCTATTGACTTAGAAACAAAAGACCCAAACCTGACCACACTAGGTCCAGGCTGGTGTCGTGACGACGGGTATGTCATAGGGTATGCCGTTGCCGCTGGAGATTTTGTTGGCTACTTTCCTGTCCGTCATGAGTCTGGCAACCTGCCGGAGAAGAAGGTTGTAAACTGGTTGAAGAAACAACTGGCTACACCGCACATAGAAAAGGTTATGCACAACTGTATGTACGACCTTGGTTGGCTGCGTTGGGCAGGCATAGAAGTGGAGGGCAAAATCATTGACACGATGATAGCTGCTCCGCTTTTGAATGAGAACAGACGGTACTACAATCTGAACTCTTTGTCTGGTGAATATCTGGGCGAATGGAAGAACGAAAAGATGTTGAGGTCTGCGGCAGATATGTATGGCGTAGATCCGAAGGCTGAGATGTGGAAGCTGGACTCCACTTTTGTTGGACGGTATGCCGAACAAGATGCGGCTGTAACCTTACGTCTTTGGGACAGGCTACGCGGTGACCTTGTCAACGATGAGTGCACTGGTATATTTGATCTTGAGTCAAGCTTGCTACCTGTGCTTTTAGACATGAAGACACGCGGCGTAAGGGTTGACATAGACAAAGCTGAACAAGTTCAAAAGGAACTGAAGCGCAGGGAAGATGCACTGTTACTTGAAATAAAGGATCTCACCCAAGTCAGTGTAGAACCGTGGGTCGCCACATCTATAGCAAAGGCGTTCGATGCCGTTGGGTTGACTTATGATAGGACAGAAAATACGAATGCGCCGTCCTTTACAAAACAATTTCTTGCGAATCATGAGCACCCACTGGCGCAGAAGATTGTACGCCTTCGTGAGTTTAACAAAGCAAACACTACCTTTATCGAAACTATTCTTGAGCATTCGCATAATGGTCGTATCCATTGTGATTTTAATCCTCTTCGTTCAGATGAAGGGGGCACAGTCACAGGACGATTTTCTTCGTCCAACCCGAACCTCCAACAAATCCCGGCAAGAGATCCAGAAATCAAAGCGATGATTCGCGGCCTGTTTATTCCTGAAGAGGGGTGCAAGTGGGGGTCGTTTGACTACGCCTCACAGGAACCGCGCTGGCTTGCCCACTATTGTTCTACATTAAAAGGTGCAAATCGTCACCCACAAATTGACGACGTGGTTCAGATGTATCAAGACGGCGACGCTGACTTTCATCAGATGGTGGCGGACATTGCTGGCATCAGTCGTAAGCAGGCAAAGACTGTAAACCTTGGTATCATGTATGGCATGGGACGTGGCAAGCTGGCTGGTGTCATGGACATCACAGAAGAAGAGGCCAAAGAATTGTTGGGTCAGTACCACGACAAGGTGCCGTTTGTAAAAGGTATGGCTGACCTTGCTATGAAGCAAGCTGACAACAACGGTCACATAAGAACGTGGCTGGGACGCAAGTGTAGGTTTGACATGTGGGAACCTAAGTCATACGGTTATAATAAAGCACTGCCCTTAGAAAAGGCAGCGAAAGAATATGGTGGCAAAGCTGCCATTAAACGTGCCTTTACATACAAGGCACTGAACAGGTTGATCCAAGGATCAAGTGCCGACCAGACCAAGAAGGCGATGGTTGATTGCTATGCAGAGGGACTGCTTCCCATGCTAACGGTGCATGACGAACTTTGTTTCAACATCGAGAGTCAGGAACAAGCGGACCGGATAGTAGAAATCATGACAACCTGCGTTCCTAACTTGAACATACCCTTCGAGGTTGATGCTGCAATCGTAAACAACTGGGGGGAAGTGGAGTAGAAAATGTTTACAGCAATCTTAGTAGCCTGCCATGCCTACACAAACGTAGGTTGTTTTATGCTTACTGATGACAGAGGTCCATACAAAACTATGGAACAGTGTGAAGAACGCATCGATGAGATGTTAGCCAACACGATAAAGGTGTGGCTTGATCACAAAGCACCGTTAGTTGTAACAGGATGGAACTGTAAAAGAGATGTATCAGAAACCTAAGTGCTGGTCATGTGGACATGACCTAATATGGGGCGGTGATCATGACAGTGAAGATGCAGATGGCAGAGAATACATTGAATCAAACCTGTCCTGCCCTAACTGTGATGCGTTTTATCTGTACTTTCAGCCCCTAGATTGCGATTCTGAGCGACCTGAAGGTAGTTAGACACGACCATCGTTGCTGAAGGCCCTGAGAATCGATGTTTTTATTCAGTAAAAACAACAGCTTGAGTTTGAGTATCTAATTCACATGCTACCTCTCCTTGGCAGCAATCATCGATTATTTGACCACATGTAACACATTGTTCGTGTCCATGTACATAAACTGTCTTCAGATTACCCTGACATCGTGGGCAGCGGGGTGAGCAGTGTTCCTTATTCTCCATCTGCCAGTGCCCTCATCCTTGCTACCAAACGACGTGCGCGGTTCGGCACCTGCGTATACCACTTCGAGTCAACCATCTGGTCGGCTGCTTCATTGAAGTTCCGTGCGTCTACCCCTGCCTTCATTCCGACAAACTTTGACAGACGAGGATACCCCAGATTGAACATCATGTTTGCAATGATAAGCTGACATTCTTCTGGCAGGTCATTCCAGTCTGGGTACAGACGGTGACAGTCCTCAAGTGTAACAGCGATGTCTAACTTGAACACGTTGTCCACACGTTCTTGTTCGATGACTGTACCAACGGGCTTGCCATATTCAGGGTCATCGTTACGAATCAGGTGACCAATTCCGAAAGTTGGCAAATTTAGGTGGTCCAAATATATTTCGTACTTGCAGCCTTCGTCAGAGGCAAGCTCCTGACGTAGCTGGTCTATGGTTGTAGATTTCATCCTAACATCCTTTGTTGAATTTGTAGATTTTTCAATATGTCTTCAGGTCCACTGCCTAGCAACGAAGGATCAAGGTTCGCGGTTCGAGGTGCGGGGACCGCCATTTGGGCAGGTGCGGCCCCCGCTTGCGCTGCCGCTGGAGGAGGGACGGCTGCTGCAACTGACTGTTCTTGAATCTGTGGCTCATCGACCAAAGACACGGGTATTTCTTTTGACCGTTCGCGTTCTTCGCGTCTTCTTAGTATAGAAAATTTCTTTTCTTTTCTTGATTGTCTTTGTATTGCGTACAGTTCTTTGGTTGGTATTTTACCACCAAATTCTTTTTGTCTTACGATTGCTTTTTTTAATTCGTCTTTGTCAATCGCCTGTGGCTCAAAGATACCAGCGTAAAGTTTCTTGTAGTTGGGTACGCCGTGTTCTTTCAAAGCCTGATATATTTCACCCTTTGACATACCAAGGGCCTTCATATCCTGAACTATCATGTACATTTGATTCTGTGCCAAAAACTTTCTTTCATTTGACAGGCGATATGCCTCCAATAGATTTTCTGGCTCAAGTTTATTCTGTACTCTAAGTGCCCTGTTGTATGGTGATGATGCAGCCCGAATTGCTTTTTTATATTCGTAAGATGTGTACTTCATTATTTTGTTTGCCTCAACAGGTTGTTCTGTTACGCCTGTAAACAAACGTGCAATTTCATCTTCAGTTTCGCGAATATTACCACGAGCGTCACGCCCGTCTGGGGAAAGCATGGCTTCTAATAATCTGCTTTTTCTAACACCTAGTTCTCCACCTAGTTCCGGCAGCGGAGCTACTGTACCAACAAGCTGTTCTACAAAGCCGGGGTTGAACGCACTAGCTATATGGACAAAAGATTTAGCTGCTATATCGCCCCTGCTTTCACCGGGAAAATCACCGCTTGGACCCCTGTATATAACTCTTTTATCTTGTGTTACACCGCCCCTAGAGGTTACATCAAGTATTCTTTCTGTGATAATAGATTCATCAAAAAACGGTGCAAACATTTCTTTGTACACTTGTGCAGAGGCATCGCTAATTATTCTGCCCCCGTCTTTTCCTTCTAGCTGACCGTTGTTATAAGCTCTGAGAATTCCATTTCCAACTTTAGCCCAGTAACTGTAAGGATTGATAAAATCATAATCTATGTAGCCTCTTGGCACGTTAACTTTTTTGCCATCAACCTTTTTTTCTTCGACTGATGTTATGACTAGATTATTGTTTTGACTCCACTCTGGCTGTGTTCTTGTTAATGCATCGTAAGCATCTTTAGCCACACCCGCACCGAGTCTAGCAAGTTCTGCTGTAGCAGGCCCAGCGACTGCTGCGGTTGTGGTAAATCCAACCAGTCGTCTAAGACCTATCTGCCTAATTGCAGGATTAGGAGATTGAAGTTCTTTGATAGCATACTCAAGTGTGTTAGCACTTGTGCGAATAATCTCAGCAGGGAAAGCTATGAAGTCACCAAGTGGTGCTTTACGAAGAAGACGAACTGCTTCAGGCACACGTTCATAGTTTGGCACCACATTCTTAACAATGTCTGCTGCGTATTCTTTGGCGTTTTTAAACTCAAGACTACGGGCGTATTCGTCGGCTGCTGCTCTGCTTCCAAGCGCACTGTCTAACTTACCAAGCTCAAACTCATAATTGTAAATCTTCCATACGTCGTCCCCGCCTTGATATGTCTGACGCATAAAGTTTGAAAAATTACCAAGTGACTTCGCCCCAGGAAGTTTAGATAATTTTTGTTTTGTTCTTGTCACCACACCAGCTTCACCAGGTCGTCTTTTAACAGCAACACCAAAAGAGTCTAGGTCTGTTTTTGCAACAGATCCTAAACCTTCTTCAAGAAGTGTTTCTATTTCTCTTATTTGTGCCTGTGTTCCAACAACACCAAGTTCTTGGTATTCACGAAACTTAGCTGCGATTGCGTCATCTCCACTTCTTCTAATGTCATTCCACACAGTTTTGAAGGATTCCATCACAGACATGTTACCCCTGCCAACATTACCTTGAGCAGCAGCAAAAAGAGCAGCGGAAATAACATTGCGTATTTGTGTGATGGGGCTGAGAACAGTTTTGTTGTATTGAACAGCACCTTTTCCATATAAATACGCACCATATGTATACTTCATAGCAGGATGATCTTGAGCAAGTGTTAGTCTTGTAAGACCTCCTGTTCCGTGCAGGTCTTTTCTTGCATAAGTTCCTTGTAGCGCGCCATATGATAAATCACGGCCTTGCATCTTAGATATGTCAGCAGCGTCCGCGTCATCAGGAAGCGCACGAGGAGTGTCGCCAAGCTGAACATATTCTTTTTGAAGAATGTCTTTTGGTAGCAGAGCGGCTGCTTCTTCTGACAAAAGAAGGTCGCGTCTTGATGCTGCCCCCGCAGCGTCATCCACATCAACAAAGTTTTTAGCTAAGTAATCATAGTAATCATTTGTAGCTTTAAACTCAGCTAAATCAGCTATGGTTGACACATATGTGTCAAGCGGGTCTTTTACTTCTCCAAGAATAGACCGAAGAACAGGTTCTTGAAGCTGTTGTCTTGTCAGTAAAGATGTTCGCAACTTGTTTCGCGCTGCGCGCCAACGTGACCCATCACCAACACCCGTTGCAAAAAGTCCTGTGCTGTCATACCTACGAACAAAAGCATCAACAGCGTCTTCCGCAAATCGTCTGTCTGTTCTTGTAGTGATGCCCTGACCAACGGTAAAGTTTTCGGGAGCGGGTCCAATTGTTTTTGTGTACAGTTCTTCAGCAGCAGATGGATTGTCCACATAAAACTGAACGGCTTCGTCTTTAGCTTGTCTAAACTCAGGTGTGTTTATCCAGTTAGCATCTTCAAAAATCTGATACTTGCGTCGCATGTACTCGCCAAGATTGGCAGTCACAATGTTTTCAATATCTGGTAAAGCACCGGAGTTAACGAAGTCAGAACGGGCAATCCTTCGTGTTAGAAGGTCAATCTGTCCCCGCATGTTAATAGCATTTGTTTGGATGCTTTCTGGTAAAAACTTTGCCAAGTCTTCTGGGCTGTCAAAGTTCAAACCTGTTAAGCCGCGCCTGCCTGCGTCAAGCCGCGCCTGTTCCACAAAGCTGGGGTCTTTTGTAAGATAGCCATACAGACTGTTAATGAATTTTACTTTGTCAGTTTCTTCACCAGCAACAAAGATAGTTTCGTTTTCCTTAAATATCTTGTCTATTTCTTTTTCTAAACTTGTAGCAACCCGCCCAGCAAAGTTTGTTTCAGCTTCTATTTTGCCCCTAATGCCGCTTTGCTCTTCAAAGGCGTTTTGTGGCAGCGACCCGCGTGAACGAAAGTACGACAGTATGTTGTCCACCATTGGTTTTTCTACAAATTTAGCGGTGAGAGGAGACATGCCCTTTTTTACACCATAGTATGTGGCACCCAAGGCAGCGGCGGTTGTTGTAAGAGCAGTGGGTATCGCTACAGTAGCCGCAGCAGCTTCTGTAGCTATTTTAAGTTTGTTTGATATTTGACGACCTGTTTCTTCTGCTCCTGTCTGCCCGACGTTTTTAGATGAAACGGTCGGCCCCACCCCAAAAAAATCACCAAGTGTTGTTTGCCCGTCGGTATAAACAATGCCGTCGGCAACACCTGCCCCTGCAACTTGGGCCGAACGTGTTAGTGCAGTTCCTAGTTTTCTAGCTTTACTTATTTTGCCGATAAGCCCTGCAACACCAAGACCAGGAGTAAGGTATTGAACCAATGTTTCGGTTACAGTTCCGACACCACCAGCAGGATCTATGCCCTGCTCCGCCTTGAATTTATTGGTTGCGTCTTCAATGGCCCCGGCATAGTTAGTACCGTTGGCAAGATCATATGCAAGCGCACCTGTCTGTGCCACACCTGACCCCATTTCAATAAAGCCGCCAAGTATGCCTTCACCAAACTCTTTGTACCAAGGTTCAAGTTCCGGGTTTTCTATGTTTGCTTGTTTGGAAAGATGAGCAAGTATCTTTTCCTTGGCAAGTTCAGGACCAGTCCCTTCGGGGAGAAAGTAAGTTTCCCCCTTATATATGTATTTTTCTCTTGCCATGACCTGCCTTTATTCTAGTACAGTCCCGCCATCTTCTACAGATCTGTTACCAAGCATGCCTTCTAGAATTCGCTTGACTTTGTCGATAGCAGCTTGAACGTCCTGTACCTCCCCTATTCCTAAAGCAAGATCGCCAAAGTTAAACGCTTGACTTAAAAGCATTGCTACGTCAACAGGATCAGCCTGTGGATACTCTGACATGATATCATCATAAGCTTTAGCCTGAAACCCTGGCATGCTTTTTCTGTATGTTGCTTGAATAGCATCAGACAGTGAAAGTGTTTTACCTTTTGATGCTGCTTCCGCTTGAAGTGCTTTAGCCATTTTCAAGGTTGCAGGATCTTTGTCCTCTAGTAGCTTTAATGCTGCCTCTTGCCGTGCAGCATCTTGTGTCTTTTTCTCTTCCATACCTAAAGTAAGAGCCACCATATCACGCTGTTCTTGTTTCGCTTCAGCCGCGTCTTTTCTGGCTGTAAAGCCTTCAACAGCAGGTCTTGCAGACTTAGCAGCGGCAGCAAGCAGGTCTTCCCCTGCTGCGCCACGTTCTGCAACACGCAAGAAAAAGTCTGTAAATGCACGACGCTTTTCATCTGGTTTTTTAGCTAAAGGTGCGTATTCGTCAAGAAGCCTCTTGTTCTTTCTAACAAGTTGGTCGATGGTTTTCTTACCGCCCAAAATCTTTTCAACAATTTTGTATGGGTCGTCGTCCGATGTAAATGTAGGGTCGTTACTATCATCGTCCTTCTTCTTCTTTGGACCTAGACCCTCTGGTCTGGTTTTTGGAGTCGGAACTATTGTACTTCGTTCGTTTTGTTGTTCAGGACCAGCACCTGTTCCTCTATCTGAAGTTATTGTTACTGGTGGAGACAGTGTCTGTCCACCCGCGCCGCCCAGTGGATCAGATTCATCAGGCATAAATTGTGTTTCTTGTTCTATTCGTTTCACGTCAGCTTGAGTTAGTTGAGGCCGATTGTTTATCACCGCCTGCATCAACTCTTCACTAGATGCCATCATGCCAACAGGGTCATTTCGATTATACACCGCAGGATTTCTAAACATTCTACGCCGCAGGACTTCGTTTTTTACAAGTGTTGGGTTACGCATTACCATGTCAGCCTCCGAACATGTTGTTGAACATACCGCCGGACAGTCCGGCACCAAGTAATCCAATGCCTGTGGTCATCAGGTTCGGTGAAGGTGCCTGCGATGTTGTGTATGTTGACTGCATGGCTGGAACACCACGGAACAAGTCTGACAAGAAACCAATCTGCTGGAAAGGTAACGCCTGTCGAGCAAGTTCGTTTGCTCTGGCAACGTCAAAGCCAGCCTGCATTTGACGCTGCTGTAGACTACCAATACCCAGAAGCTGATTGATATCCTGCATTCCCATTTGCTGTTGCGCTTGACCAAGACCAGCCTGCAATTGCGCCGCCCGTTGTGCAGCCTGCTGTGCCTGTTGAAAACCTTGCTGACGAAGCTGACCAGCAGAACGTGCCTGCTGCTCTAGTGTCTTACCAGCTAGATCTGCCTGTGCTACACCAAATCGTGAACCGCCAAACGCTCCAGATGCTACGCCCGAACCAGCAAGTTGGTTCTGTGCTTTAGCCCCTTGAGTTGCAATGTCCTGCATTGTTTGCTGGACAACTTGGTTTTCAAAAGGGTTCATAAACTGCTGTGCGCCGCCCGGTCCCGCGAACTGAGCCGCTCGATCAAGAAAAGGTTGATACTTACCAATACCAGAATCTGCTAACGATATTGCTCGATTCTGCACATCTGAGAACTCAGCTAGTTGCTGCGGTGCAAAAGGCTGTTGTGTTCCTTTAAGAGCTTCCGCTTGCGCAAAAATACTTTTCAGAAAATCTTCCTGAAACTTAGGAAGCCTTTGTTCTTGAATTACGGTTTGTGTTGCCATTATCCTGTCGCCTCTAATTCAGACATCATATCATATAAACGTGCGGCACCGATATCCCTGTCTCCACCACCTGCACCTCGAACAGCCTTGGCTGTTAAAACAAACTCACCGTCGGAGAGTCTTGCTGGCACAGAATCTGATGTTCCTGTACCCGGTCCATCAACCTCACCACCACCTGCATGTACATCCCCGCCATGAGCATACCCAGAAGAACGAGCAACAGGGCGATACGGGTCAGTGTAGTAATCGTACCCCGGCTTCTGAAGTTCCCTAAGTTCTGCTGCATATTGTTTCATGTCCGTCGGGTTACTGACATCATACTCTTTTCCTGAACGTCCGACAACCGTTCCAAAAGCTTGACCCGGTGGACCGTCTGGTCTTCTTGGGTCACCTTCTTCTTCTTCTTCGCCTAACAAACCGCCGACAAGACCAAGACCAGCAATACCAAGTGCAGCTTTTTCGCCAAAACTTAGGCTGTCTAAAAAGCCCTTGCTTGCTGTAACGCCTTGACCACTAAGAGACCCAGGCAAGCCAAGTTTGGCAGACTCAGCATCCAAGAACCTACCCAGCGTTTTTTCAGGTGTAGGTGTTCCACCAGCAGCAGCTATCTGTCCTTGAATTGTTTCTGCTAAAGCCTGTCTGCCTCCACCGCTAGTAAGTGGATTACCAAAGCCCATCATTGCCTTTTCCCTAAAGCTTGGTACAAACCTTCCTATACCACCTCCGCCACCTTCGCCAAAGCCTATCTTGCCTGCTCCATAACCTACAGCACCACCGATGGCTGCATTTGTTAGAGCATCTTCAACTGATTTACCCGCTGCCAGTGACCCAATCCCAGAACCAATCGCAGCACCTAATGGTCCAGGAGCTATTGCAAAACCAACCGCGCCACCAATTGTAGGTAAAAGTTCTTTAAATTTTTTGAATAAACCCATTACGCAACCTTTATTGTGCCGCTGTCGTTATACAAGGACCCAGTTTCAAGGCCCGTCGCTGAAGTAGGCAAATCCGTCAGCGTTAGTTTAGTCCCCCGCATCTCACCCGGATTACGCTCCTGCTCAATAAAAGTCTGCAATGAACGCACAAGATCCGCCATGTACTGTTGTGTATACTCGATCGGCGGTTCTGGGAGCCTTGGTGGTGCAACCTGATTACTTGACATTATCTTCTACCATCCTGCCTTATGTCTACACGAGGGCTACCTAACTTCCACTTAGACCCTAATGCATTTGATTCTACACGAAGTGCAAAGGAACGTCCACGAACTCTTAGGTCTAGCTGTTCTGTATACTCCTCTACTGGTGTTGACTGCGTTCTTGTTGAAGTGCCAGCCTGTGTATTATTGAAGTCTGCACCTGGATTGTTACGAGCTTTGACAGTAAACGTGGCTTGTGGAGAAGCTAGGTTAGTTGACCCATCAAAGGTCAAATCAGGTATAACCTTTCGCAAATATGTAAACTTGTCACCGTCACCAATATCTATAGAGGCAGATTCAATAAACGAATCCATAGAAGACCCATCGTCATCATAACCTATTTCATGGTTGTATATTAGATTACTTCCTGTGGCTATGGGGAAGTTTCGAGTGCCACGGTCCAACCATGCAGTTCTTTCAAGCGTACCAAAGTACCATACCTTTTCACTGTAGTTGTATGTAACATATCGGTTGTTGTCACTAGCACTAGCGGACGGATAGAACCATGTTACTTCACTAAACTCTGAATTTACACCTGCGATTACTTTGTCTTTTTGTGCAAGGTTAAAATCTAGAAAAACCTTGTCTTTGACTGTGCAGGGAAGTGTTTGTGTCTGTCCAGCGTAGACATAAAACGTATCGATACCCATCCAAAAAACAAAATCTTCTGTCGATACCGCAGCGTTTGGACTCATAATTGTTATGTTACTGGACAGTTGCTGTAGTCCAAAGGTAAAGGGTGGACCAATAAATCGCATGGATGTAAGGGCGGTGTCTGTCCACACCAGTATCTCACGTTTTGTTTCTACGGCCTGCATGAAGGTAGAACCTGCACCCAAGCGCAAATCACCCGCTGTGTTAGTGGATGTAGGATACCATTCAGTTGGGTTCTCCTGATCAGAAAAACGAATAAGCAAAGGATCTTGTATACCATCGCCATCTGTTGCTGATGCACTAGAGTTCAACCCATCAGAACCAAAGGCAATAACATGCCTATCACGATCAGAAACAAGAACTTGTTTTGCTTTTGTTGGAACACTTCGCTTTGTACCTGCAATTGTATTTAACTTTACAGCACGAGTGGTCAGATTATTAGTTCTGTCCCAATAGTAAATCTCATCATCGCGTGGATTTATAAGCAAGTCTTCCCCAAAGTTGTCATGCGACCATAAACGTATCTGTGTAGTTGTTGTCAGGCCACCAGATGCTGCGTCGCCCCAACCAGAAAAATCATCCGTTGAGTCAGCATTACCTAATGCTAACCTCACAACAGAACCGTCAGCATGTGTTGTAGCTGTAGTGCCAGAGTGACCGCGTGTGCAGCTTGTCAGGTCGTTGCTTGATATACCACCAACTAGAATAAGCTCATTGTCGATTAACACAACATCACTAGCTACAATACCTGTAGTGCTTGCAACAGTAATTGTTGTATCTCCAGCAGTCAGTGTACCGCCTTCGTTTACAGTTGTCTGTAAAGCACCGTTAGTTACACCATAATAAAGACCTGCACCCCAACCTGTACCACCGACAGCGGTATCAAGGCCCACGTTTATCTGGTATGCACCCACGGTGCTTGAACCACCGTTACCAGAATCTGAAGAGTTGGCTGCTATCGCGCTTGTAATCTCATAGGTGTTTGCATCAACAACTCTTGAGACTTGATACTCTTGATTAAGAACAGTAGCAGTGATTACACCGCCAAGGCTTGCTGCACCAGAAAAGGTAACAAAGTCAAACTGAAATGCACCATGCCCTGTGTCTGTAACAGTAATTGTAGCAGAGCCGTCTGTTGCTGCAAAAGTAACATCCCCTGCTGACGTTGTAGAACGAATTGGAGTTATGTTGTTAAGCGTCTGACCTTCTTCAATATAATATTTTAGGTGAGAGCCTAATCCCAAAAAGTCAGACCCATCAAGAGCAATCCAATTATGCAAAGCACGAACAGACCCATCATAGGTTTCTTCGGTAAACTTTTGCCAACCACCTATTTTTTCAGGATAGCCAAACCGAAACCTAATTTTGTCACAGTCTCGCCAGCCCCCTTCATTAGAATACGAAGTGACCTCTCTGTTTATACCTGGCTTAAACTGTAACTTTGTTAGCGGCATTCTACACTCCCGTCACACTACCGTTAGTATTACCGCCTGTTAGAGTTACTAAAAGACTACTTCTGCGACTATTGCTTGTGGACAAGGCAACACTTGTCCAACCAGGTTGGGACCAAGACATCGTACTGCCTAAAGTCATGTTGGTAGGTTTGATGTTTGATGCAAACCAAAAGTGACGTTGACCATTTATCACTTTAGAACCAAACCCAAAGTCTCTGATATCTCCCCCATAATATCCTCCAACACTTTGATTTATAACATACTCTGATGTGTTAGTAGTATCCAACTCACCTGAACCATTAAGCGGAAAGATACTAGTGCAATCTATGGAACCAGCACCTTGGTCTGCATAATATAACTCATTGTAAGTCCAACTTGCTGTGAATGTGTTGCCAGAACGAGTAAGTTTACAATTAAAACCTGTCCCATAATCGCTGTGATAAATATCAGGGCCAGATGCACCACCCTGACCACCTACAAAATTTATCTGTGCAGAACCATTACCAGAAAAAGTAGAATTAAATTCTTCTGCGGTGTTGCCTGAGACAGTGCCGTTGTTTGTTACCGCAACCGTTGTTGAACTAAGATTGTTAATGGCGTATGCACCAATTGTTGAAATTGTGCCGTTGTTGACGATTGTAAGTGTTCCAACCGCACCAGACGGATACTTGATAGCATCAGTGCCAACGTCGCCCGATACTGTAATGCTTGAGTTAACAACAATTTTTTTAGGGTAGTCTACAGCATAATCATCACCAAAAATTGTTGATACGTTTTGATTAGTTGCATTAGAACTAAAAGTTTTTTGAAAGCCCTTTTCTTGAGAATGAAAGTCCCCTAAAGAAACCGCGCCGCTTGTGGG